GTGGCCGGTGTTGGTGCAGCGATTTGAGATGGTGCTTGTTGCGCTTGATCCTTTGGTGTGATTGCAAACTTACTTACTGCAATGGTGTCGCGCCCGTCAAGGTTTGGCACGCCGGCGGGGTTAAAATGACGGTTTATCGTCATAAATTCGCCACCGTCATCCGTTTGAATCACTTTGCCAATATTAAGCCATCTAGCCTTTTTTTGGCCATCGTGGCCGGTGTATTCGCCGATCTTTACTGTTAAATCGTGTGTTGCTTTTGCCATGTTTTTATCCTTTTTTATAATTTGGTAACAGCTAAGGGCTGTAAATCCTGCTTTTCTTTCATAACTAACGAGGTTGAGGAGATTAACTGAGGAGAGAATCTATCCCCCGATTAGCAACGGCAGCAAACCCCACTAATTTTTTATAATGTGTTTAAGAATATAGGTAAATAAGCCGTTAATATCAAAGGCGGCCGATTCGTTAATCAGTATGCTGATTGAGTGCAAATCATTCACTGGATCGTGCTGCGTTTGTGGCACAAGATCAGAAAGCATGAGCAGATCAAAGATCTGATTTTTTTCATCGGTTGTTAATTCACTCAAAGTTAAATTAATGCCGCTCATAGTGTCACCATCACTAAACCAAGGATCACGATCTGTGCTAATACGATAATTTCTAAAATAATATCTCTCATGTTTTTTTCCTCTTTTTTGTTAGTTTTATACAAACTAAATTTGTATGTCGAGAAATATACCATCATAAATAGTCTTATGCAAACTAAATTGGTAAAAAAAAATAAAAAAATACCAACTAATATGAGTCGGCAGTTAAATTAAAGGTTTTTTAATAAGTCTTGAGCGTGCGGCAACAAATTAAAGGTTCTGCCATTGTGAGTAAATTGTTGGCTAATAGCTAAAATATCATCCGTGTGATAATAAAAATCTATGCTGTCAATTGTCTTAATATGGCTATTGCAAGTTAAATTCTCAATTGCGGATAGCGAGTCGCTAATAGCTGCAAGCCAAGGCAGCATTACTGAAAAATTATTCTCTGCAAGTTTCTCAATGATCGGATTATAAGTTATAGATCGCGGGAGGGGGGGGGTGATATATTGGGTGTTTGTTGATTTAAAATCGTAAAGCATTAGATCTCCTATTTATTTGATTTTCTTATGATCTCCTCAAACCCATTGAAGGTATTATACACAATGCAAAATATTTTGGTATCAATTTACACTATAATGTCTTTTTATTATAAATTTCTGTTACTTGCGCCACAATTTCTATGTCATTGGACAAGGCTAAAGCCATATTTTTGTTAATAGAAATTACATACATTTTTTTACTATCATCTATTTTTACCGGCTGATCAGTTGTTAGCAATGATCCTTTATTGCTTTTAAGCACGCCAGTGTCATTTGTTGATACGCCATGAAAAAGATAATCTGTTGATACTTCTAGAATTTTTGCTAATTCAATGATATAGCGCGGATTAGTAACCTTTCCAGACTCAAGATTCTGAATACTTTGATACGGAATATTGCCAACCAATTTTCCTAATTCTGTTTGTGAATATCCTTTTTGATTACGCAAAGCCTTAACTCTATTTGCTAGTGACATTTTTTTCTCTCCTTTTACAAATTTAATTGTACATTACCAATTTAATTTGTATATAATCTAAAACCATGAAAAAAGTAATAGAATATTTTGGATCACAAGTTAAGTTGGCCGATGCACTTAATAAAAAGTTTGATCTCAACATAACTACAAGCCATATTTACTACTGGATAAAGAACGGCGCACCTATTAAACGAGCCAAGCAGATTGAAATATTAACTAATGGCCGGTTTAATCGTCGCTATCTAAGACCAGATATATTCGATTAATTAATCATCTTAATTATAACACAAAATAATTTTGCACCACAGGGGGATGTAGATGATAGTCAAACAATGCAAAGACGAATTAAACAACATTAAAAATCTGATTAAACAAATTAGAAACATTGAGGATCAATCGCTTAGGCATGAACTTTGCGAAGCAGCCATTGAACTTTGCGAGGATGTCATCTCGGAAGTTGAGGCTAAAAAATGAGTAAATTTATACCTAACTCATTTCAAATACCTAATGTGATTGTTGACGAATATATCGACAAATTACACGCCAACAGCTTCAAATTACTTATTTTTATCATCCGTAAGACCAAAGGATGGCAAAAAGAAAAAGACTCTATTTCGACCACTCAATTAGCCAATGCGCTTAATGTTAAAACCATTAGAAAGGTTTATCCATATATCAAAGAGTTAGAACAATTCGGACTGATTGAAGTCTATAAATCAACCGGCAAAATTAACCAATACGCACTCGGGGAAAACTTTGCCAAACCAGTGACTAAAAAGAGCAGTACCCAAAAAGGCACTAGTACCCTAAAAGTAGATATACCAGTACCCGAAAAGTACACTAGTACCAGTACCCTAAAAGTACACTCTACAAAAGACACTATTAAAACAACTAATATAAAAACAAGTAATAAGCGTTTTATCGAGCCAACGATTGATGAAGTTAGATCTTATTGCAGTGAGCGTAATAACTTAATCGATGCTGAGGCGTTTGTTAATCATTACCAAGCTAATGGTTGGATGCGTGGCAAGAATAAGATCAAAGATTGGAAAGCCTGCATGCGTACCTGGGAGGCATCGCAAAAACAAAGACACAAATCATCACACGTGCATGCAGCAACTTTGGCAGCGCGAGGGATAGATATCGACACCGGGCAATCGTTCGGCACTGGACTTGAACAAATAGAGGGGTTATTGAACTAATGAACAAAGAATATATAAAAACGGCCAACCTTGTATTGGGGTATTTAGAACTGCGGTTTATTAATCAACACAAAGATGCTGAGTTAGCTGAGAAAGAAAGGCGGATATGGGCTGAGCAGTTGGAAAGCAAGATTGAGCCAGAGCGGATCACTCAGCCAAATATCGTCAAAGCCTGCGATTTATGGGCAGATATCAACGGCAAAGGCTTTGCACCAACGGTGGATCAGTTTGTTAATTGTTTGAAAAAAGTCAGCTATACACCGGCGGTGGCATTGCCAGTGAGTGAAACCAACTATTTGAGTTTGTGGAATGAAGCAGATGACAAGGGTAAATTTAAATTCTTTATTGATTATCCGTTTGATCGTGTGCCGCCAATCGTTCGCAAACTCTTTTGTGATTACAACACACAACACCGCGGATGGACGGGCAACGAGTCAGACAAGATGATGCGCTACCACGCCAAGCCATTTGCTAATGCAGGTGTTGGTACGGTGACTAATAATCAGCGTGAGATCCTTAACTATTTTGCAAAAAGGAAAGCGGCGTGAAGTATCACAACCGATCGCAGTGCATAAAAGCGGCAACAGCGATTAAGCAGCAGGTGGATTATTTGTTGTTTGCCATTACTAATAAAGATGATCAAGACTGCCAACACCACTTGGATCAGATCCGGCAGTTGATTGACCAACTAAAGGGGGAAGTGGTTAATGATTGAGTTAATTATTGCAGGGTTTATTTTGTTTTACGCGATGTTGTTATACATCTATTTGGGGGATTAATATGGAATTTGTTATGTTTGGATTGGGAATAATAGCCGGCGCGGGATTGATGTTTATTTACAAATGCAAGTGCGATGAGGATCGGGTCACTGAGAATGTGCGCGAGGGTACACATGCCTATTTGGTACGTGATATTTTAGAGCGTGGCATGAGTGTCAATGCTGAATATGCACGTGAACACTTGGGGATTAAAAACCTATCATCCACCATTGATAAATTGCGCAAGGTAGGCGTTGATGTTAAGGCTGTTAAAGATGATAAAGGCCATTACTACACGCTATGAAACTACAACAACGAGTAGAGGTGCGTATTGGTGAGCCGGTGGCAAACTTCTTGGCGCGCAAGGCTGAGCAAGGATCAACCATTAGAGATGCGGCCAATCAATTAGATGTGAGTTATACAACATGCCATAAATGGCAGCGCGTGTATGAGATTAAGTTTAAAGGGCATAACCCATTCACCAGGTGGAGGTTGAAATGAGTGGAATAAAAATTAATGTTGAGGCTGATATTAAAGCCATGAGCAAACACCTGAGATGGTCACAACGTGAGGTAATACCAAAAGCCTCGTCACGTGCATTGAATGATGTGGCGGCAAAGGCAAAGACTGCATCGGCCAAGTCAATTGCTAAAGAAGCAGGCATTAAACAAAAAGCATTTAAGAAATCAATCGTGGTTGTTAAATCAACCTGGAATAAGCTTACCGCAATAGTTATATCTGATAAGTGGCGCGCCAATTTAATTGAGTACACATCAACACGACAGACCAAGCGCGGTGTTGCATCCACAGCATGGGGCAAGCGCAAAACATACAAAGGCACATTCATTGCCACGATGAAGAATGGTAAGCGATTAGTGATGGCACGCAAAGGATCTGCAAGATTACCGATCAAGTCTATTTGGGGTGCATCGATACCTAAAACATTTGCAGAGCAAGCAACCAAGCAGGCGATGGATCAAGCGGTGCGATTGAACTTTAAGAAAAGATTTAAACATCATATTAGTTTTTATTTGGGCAAGAAATAAAAAGGTACTCCCACAGACTTTGCAATACGGGTGAACGCAGCGCCCAAAATTTCAATAGTTATAGGGTATTTTAAAGGACTTCGTTTTTACTTATAAATCAATGACTTACAACGAAACAATAACACTCAAAGACTTGTCAGAATTTCTGATGATCACCGATCGCCGCATTCAACAATTGAAAGATGCCAATGTGATTGTGAAAATTGAGCGCGGGCAATACGACTTTGTGCAATCGACACAAGGCTATATTAATTTTTTGCGTGAGCGAGCATTTGGCGGGGTGGCGAATACTGATCAGCACGGCGAGAAAACCAGGCTAATTACTGCCCAGGCAAATATTGCTGAAATGAACGATGCAGAGTTGCGTGGGGATTTGGTGCGAGTGGATGAGATCCGCCGCTCAATATTTACCGCTGCGCGCGGTGTGCGTAATTCGTTGCAAACGGTGGCGGACAGATTGGCGGTGCCAATGGCCGGTGAAAGTGATCATCATGAAATACACGATATGATCGAGGGTGAGATTAACCAAATCTTGCATGATATGGAAAATGAGTTTGCTTTATTGGTAAGTGAGCCGGTGGAAAATGAACGAGAAACAGATACCAATCGTTGATACTGCCGGCGAGGGTTTGACGTTTGATGCAATTGTCAAAGGTTTAAGACCCGACCCGCAAGAGCCGATGAGCGAATGGGCAGATGAACATCGCTTATTGGGGCAGACTTATGCGGCCGAGCCTGGCAAGTGGCGCACCAGTCGCACGCCGTATTTGCGTGAGATCATGGATGCGTTTTCACCATCATCCCGTTGTGAATTTGTAACGATTATGAAAGGCGCGCAGTTGGGATTTACTGAGGCACTTACGAACATGGTGGGATATATCATCCACCGCGCCCCGGCTCCGGCAATGATGGTGCAACCCACGCAGAACCTCGCAAAGCGATATTCCAAACAACGCTTGGCAACCATGATTCAAGATATGCCGGTACTTCGCGGATTGGTGGCAGACCCTCGCGCAAGGGATAGCGGCAACACCACCACCTCAAAAGCATTTGACGGTGGCGTGCTATTTATTGCCGGTGCCAATTCGGCGGCGGATTTAAGATCTGTACCGGTTAGATATTTATTGCTTGATGAGGTTGATGCTTATCCGTATGATTTGGACGGTGAGGGCGATCCGATCGAGTTGGCCGTCAACCGTACTAAAACCTTTGCACGGCGCAAGGTGCTGATTGGATCAACGCCAACGGTGAAAGATGTGAGCCGTGTTGAGCGTGAATATCTCAAAGGCGATCAGCGCAAATATCATGTGGCGTGTCCGCATTGCGACGGCATGCAAGAGTTGCATTGGCAAAATATCAAATGGTCAAAGGACGAAAACAAAGTACCGCGCCCGGAAACTGCTGTTTATATGTGCGATCATTGCGCCGGGGTAATTACCGAAAGTGACAAACTCGACATGCTGCAACATGGCAAGTGGGTGGCCACCAAACCGGATAATAATTATCGAGATACACGCCGGAGTTATCACATTTCAAGTTTGTATTCGCCGTGGGAATCGTGGGCAAGCCTGGTGCAAAAGTGGCTTGATGCTCAACAAGATCCGCACCTTTTAAAAACCTTTATCAATACCGCTCTGGGCGAGTGTTGGGATGAGGAATCCAACCGCGTGGATATGAATGATTTGAGAAAACGCGCTGAGGATTATCCACTGCGCACTTTGCCAATGGGTGCATTGGTTGCTACTTGTGGTGTGGACGTGCAGGACAACAGACTCGAAGCAGTAATATGGGCGTTTGGCAAAGGTGAAGAAAGTTGGGCGATTGATTATCAAGTGTTTTTTGGCGATCCGGCAAGCCCCAAATTATGGGATGAGTTGGACGAATGGTTGCAACTCGAGCTTGATCATCAAAGCGGATCGGCGGTTAAACTCTCAGCGGTGGCGATTGACACCGGCGGACACCACACGCAACGAGTGTATGACTTTTGCCGACTGAGAAAGCATCGCCACGTTATCGCCATTAAAGGACAATCAACCCGCAACCGCCCAGTAGTTGGGCGGCCAACCAATCAAGACATCAGCCTCAAAGGTAAAACCATTCGCGGTGGTGTGCAGTTGTGGCCAGTAGGATCAGACACGGCAAAGAGTGTTTGGTATGGTCGCTTCGGTGTGGATGAGGGCGCAGGCAGTGTGCATTTTTCTACTGAATTAGACGATGAATTTTATGCACAACTTACCGCGGAAAAACTTGTTACTCGTTATCACAAAGGCCACCCGCGCACAGAGTGGGTCAAGCCGTCACATAAGCGTAACGAGGTACTCGATTGCTCGGTGTATGCGCTTGCAGCGGCTTATCATTTGGGTATGAATAAGTGGAGCCAAAAAGATTGGCAGCGTTTGGAGGATCAAGTACAACCAATTACCAAAGATTTATTTGATTCTACACCGTCAAAAGCCAAAACCGAGTCAAAAGAAGTTGAAAAACCGCCCGAAAATATCCCTAAAGCAACCCAAACACAAAGACCAATCCGCCCAAGAAACCGACCAGGCGGTGGGTTTGCAGCGCGTTGGTAAATTAATTGTAAATTAGGGTTGACAAATCAAAAAAAGTTACGACACTAGGAACTAGATGTAGTGGTATTCCACTTTAAAAACACTAGATATAGGGATTCATGGCCAATTTATTTGACTCAACAAACTATCCTAGCACCGAGCCTGCAACCATTGTTGCCGGCGATCGCCTAACTTGGAAGCGTAGCGACTTAGATAGCGATTATCCAATTGCTGATTATTCACTTAAATACTCCGCACGCTTAGAAAACGCCGGCGCAACTGAGATTGAGATCACCGCGAGTGAGTCCGGATCAGATTATATTATTGAAGTCGGCGCAAGCACAACGGCCAACTACACACCCGGCACTTATCATTGGCAAGCCTACATTATCAGATCTTCTGATTCTGAACGCGTTACCGTTGATAGTGGCACCTGGGAAGTTAAAGCCAATCGCGATGCTGCAACCACTGATCCGCGTGGACACGTTAAAAAAGTGTTGGATGCAATCGAGGCAACCATTGAGGGTAGAGCTTCAAAAGATCAAGAAAAATATGCAATACAAGGTCGCGAGTTATGGCGTACACCAATCGCTGATTTGATTTTATTGCGCGACAAATACCGCGCTGAATACGTGCGCGAAACTCGCAACGAACGCATCGCCAATGGCCTGGGTCATGGCGGCATTATTAAAACGAGGTTTTGATGAATTTTTTATCTATTTTTAGAAAGCATAAAAAAACCATTGCCAAGCGTGCGTTTGCCGGTGCAAAGGTTGATCGATTAACCTCATCGTGGACAACCACCTCGCAAAGTCTTAACAAAGATCTGCAAGCCGGTGGCAAGGTATTGCGAACACGCGCTAGAGATCTAAGCCAAAACAACGATTACGCCCGCAAGTATTTGCAAATGTGTGTGAGTAATATTGTTGGTGCTAAGGGTATTTTGCTACAAGTGAAAGCTAAAACCGGCAAAGGTAAATTGGATCAAAAATCTAATCGCCGTGTTGAGCAGGCTTGGGCGCAGTGGTCAAAATCAAAACACTGCTCATGGGATGGGCGTTTGTCATTCGTGGAAATGCAGCGTTTATTTATTGAAAGCGCGGCGCGTGATGGTGAGGTGTTGGTGCGCATGATTCGTGATGAATCAAAATTTGGTTTTAAACTCCAATTTTTAGATATTAATCGCCTTGATGAAAATTTTAATAAAAACCTAAACGGCGGATCAGTGATTCGCATGGGTATTGAATTTGATAAAACCGGCAAGCCGGTGGCTTATCATTTGCAAACTAACCTAGAAAGTGCGGCGGCCGTTGGTGCAAGATATGAGCGCATTGAAGCGGATAATATTATTCACGCATTTATGAGTGAACGCCCCGAGCAAATCCGCGCTGCAACCTGGATGGCTTCGTCAATGTCACGACTTAATATGCTTGGTGCTTATGAAGAAGCCGAACTAGTCGCAGCAAGAATTGGCGCTTCAAAAATGGGTTTTTATACCTCAGAGGCCGGCGATTCATTCATTGGTGATGGTGAGGATGATCAAGGTTATTTGATTGATTCAGCTGAGCCGGGTGTGTTTTCACAACTACCGGCCGGCACTGGCTTTACCGCTTTTGATCCTACCCATCCCACAAGCGCATTTGAGTCATTCAATAAGGCAATTTTGCGCGGCATTGCTAGTGGTTTGGGTGTGGCTTATAACTCGTTGGCCTCAGATCTTGAGGGCGTATCGTTTTCAAGCATTAGATCTGGCACCATTGAAGAACGCGACCAGTGGCGTGTTAAACAAAATTGGATGATTCAGCATTTCATGGATCGTATTTATGACCAATGGTTAAGCATGCAACTGCTTAATAATTCAATTGGCATGGGTATGACAGATTTTGACAAATTATCCGAGATCCGTTGGCAGCCAAAAGCCTGGCAATGGGTTGATCCTCTTAAAGATATTAAAGCCTCAACCGAGGCAATCAATGCCGGTATTAAAACGGCATCAGAAGTTGTTGCTGAGCAAGGCGGCGATATTGAAGATGTTTATGAGCAATTGGCTTATGAGCAGCAATTGGCCAAAGATAAAGGTTTGAATTTAAGTATTAATAACGAGGTACAAGACAATGAAACAGATCAAAACGGGTAATTTAACTCGATTTTTTAATTTAGATCGTAGTGCGATCGATGAAGAAGCACGCACGGTGAGTTTATCGTTTTCAAGCGATGCACCAGTCGAACGATGGTTTGGGATGGAAGTGTTAGATCACTCGCCAAAATCAGTCGACTTGGGGCGTTTGAATGACGGCGCACCGCTTCTTATGGATCACAACACTAGCGATCAAATAGGACGGGTGGAAAATGCATCAGTTGATGGAGAGCGTGGCACGGCCGTGGTGCGTTTTAGTCAATCGGCGCGCGCCCAGGAAATATTCCAGGATGTAATGGATGGGATTCGTCAAAACATATCAGTGGGCTACCGCATTAATGATATGAAACCTGAAGAAACCGAGGATGAAACAGATACCTATCGTGCGACATCTTGGCAACCGTTTGAGATTAGCGTGGTATCCGTACCGGCCGACAATTCAATCGGTATTGCAAGATCAATCGATGGTGAGCATGTCACCACTATTACAAATAAAAAAACTAAAAATAAGGAAGTCAAAATGACAACAGAAAACAAAATTGACGCGGCACAAGTTGCACGCGAAGCAGTAGCAGCAGATCGCACTCGCTCAAATGAGATTGATGCAATCGTTGCAAAACACCCGGAACTTAAAGAGATCGGCAACCAGTTTAAAGGTAATGATCGCTCTTTAGATGAATTTCGTGGCGTAGCATTAGACAAAATCACAAAAGGTCAGCCTGCAACAGCAGCGATTGAAGATACTAAAATCGGTATGACTGATGAGCAAACGGACAATTTCTCAATTGTACGTGCGGTTAATGCATTAGTAACTGGCAACTGGAACGATGCAGGTTTTGAGCGTGAAATGTCAGACGAGATGGCGAGCAAATTGGGCAAACGTGCGCAAGGTTTCTACATCCCAACAGACGTTTTAATGCGTGATATGAATGTAGGCACTGCAACGGCCGGTGGTCACACAGTGGCAACTGATTTATTGTCAGGCTCATTCATCGACATGCTACGCAACAAGATGGCAACAGTTGGTTTAGGCGCTACAATGATGAACGACTTGGTTGGCAACATTGCAATCCCACGTCAAACTGGCGGTGCAACGTCTTACTGGGTAGCAGAAAGCGGCGCGATCACAGAATCACAAGCAGCGTTTGATCAAGTATCAATGTCACCAAAGACAGTTGGCTCAATGTCAGACATCTCACGCAAAATGTTGTTGCAATCTTCTTTGGATGTGGAGTCTTTTGTTCGTAACGATCTTGCAACGTCTTTAGCATTAGCAATGGATTCAGCGGCAATCAACGGCTCGGGTACATCTAACCAACCAACGGGCGTTTTAAATACAACTGGCATTGGTTCGGTAGTGGGTGGCACAAATGGTGCAGCGCCGGATTGGGCAGATATTGTTGATCTTGAATCAGCAGTAGCGGTTGACAATGCAGACATGGGCGCATTGGGTTACTTAACAAATGCAGCGGTTCGTGGCAAGTTATTACAAACTGAAAAAGCATCAGGTACAGCGCAGTATGTTTGGTCAGACAGCAACACGCTACGTGGTTACGGTGCAGCAGTATCAAACCAGGTACCATCAAACGGCACTAAAGGAACGGGTTCAAACCTATCTTCAATGTTATTTGGTAACTGGAATGATCTAATCATCGGTACATGGGGCGGCATTGACATCAATGTTGACACTTCAACTGGCTCTGCTTCTGGCACGGTTCGTGTTGTTGCGTTGCAAGATGTTGATATCGCAGTACGTCACGCTGAGTCATTCGCAGCAATGACAGACATCATCACTTAATAAGTTTTGATTATTGAGAGTCGGCGATCCGGCTCTCTTTATAAAAAATTACATTCATCTGAGTGTGATTCTTTATAAAAAAAAGGAATAAAAAATGAAATTACAATTATTAACAGCAGTTGGTATCAACGGCGCATCATTTGCAAAAGGTGATGTGATTGAAGCTGATAAAACATTAGCCGCTAAATTAATCGGCATGAATAAAGCCATCGAAACAAAGGCTAAAAAAAAGGCGAAAAAATAAAAAATGTTTGCAGAAGATTTAAGCGAATTTTTGGATAGCACTGAGATGGCAGACAATGCCACCATCGGCGCATCTACGATCGCCGGAATTTTCGACAACCAGTTTGTGGAGGTTAATGGTATTGAGGGTGTGCGCCCGGTATTTACTTGCGCTGAGGCTAATGTTGCTTCAATTGCACATGGCGATGCACTCACGATTAATGCCACTTCATACAAGGTGGCCGGCATACAGCCGGACGGCACCGGCTTAACTTCTCTTATTTTGGAGAAACAATAATGAGCCATGCACGCCAACAGATCCGCGATCAGTTAAAAACCACCTTAACGGGGTTAGCAACAACCGGATCTAATGTGTTTGATTCACGCGTTTATGATCATGACGTGTTGCCATCACTTAGCATTTATACGCTGAGCGAGGAATTAGGTGAGGAATCCGCCAACAAGCAATTGCGCATGTTAAGTGTTGTGGTTGAGGTGCGCGCAAAGGCCACCACCAATTTAGATAATACCCTAGACACCATCGGTGCTGAGGTGGAATCCGCTATTTTTGCCGGTGGTGATACCACGCTAAGTGGCAAATGTAAGGATATTGATTTTGATGGTGTAGATATTGAATTGTCCGCTGATAGTGAGCAACCAGCGGGGTTGATGAGCATGCGATTTGTTTGTTTGTATCGAGTAGACAAATCAGATGTAACAACTTTGATTAGTTAAGGAGGCAATATGCCAAAAATGTATAAAGATGGATCTGAGGCAATCGTGGTACACGAGTCACAAATCCATAATGCGCAAGCACGAGGTTGGTCGATCGAAAAAACGACTAAGGGAAAAAAGTCTAAATCTAAAGGAGTAAAAGAAAATGGGAATTCATAAAGGTAGCGAAGGCGTTGTAAAAGTTGGGTCTGATACAGTAGCTGAAATTAAAAGTTATAGCATTGAAGAAAGTGCAGAAACTATTGAAACAACAACATTAGGCGATGCGGCAAAAACATTTACTGCCGGCACAACATCATTTAGTGGATCAATGGATGCAAATTGGGATGAAACCGATACCGCACAATTGGCAATGACAGCTGGTGCAGAAATAACGATCAGTATTTATCCAGAGGGTACTGCAACTGGTGCTAAATATAAAACCGGCACAGCGATCATTGACTCAATCTCGATTGAGGGATCGCAAGATGATATGGTGGCAACGTCATTCTCATTTACTGGATCTGGTGCGCTAAGCGATACAACAGCATAATCGATGAATTACACTAACATCGCCAAAAGCCAATTTAAAGACCGCATTAGCGGTGATTTGTTGTCGATTGATATACCGGAATGGAAAGGTGACGATGGTAAGTGCGCCAAAATCTATTTCAAACCAGCCACTAATTTTAAAATCCAAGGACAGATTTTAAGATTGGTGAATGAGGGTAAGCCGGATGAAGCTATTATTATGACTTTTATCCTGCGCTCATTAGATCAAGACGGTAAACAAATTTGGCGAAAAATTCACATGACCGAGATTATGAATGAATTTGATCCTGATATTGTGTCACGCGTTGTTAATGCAATGAATGAGATTGATCCGGATGAGGGCGAAGCACTAAAGAGTTAAAGTCAGATCGTGATTTGCTTTTTCTGTATGAATTAGCAGAGCATCTTCACAAAACGGTGGATGAGATCATGGATTTGACGGTGGATGAAATTGTAATGTGGTCGGCCTATTTTAGACTGAAGCAGGAAAGGAAATAATGGCAGCAAATGCAAGCGCAAGATATGTAATCACCGCTGAAAATAAAACCCAAAAGGCGTTTAAGTCGATTAAAAAATCACTTAAATCGGTGGGCGGATCAGCGGCCGCACTCGGTAAAAACATCTCAACCAAGATGCTTGCACCGATGGGTGCGTTTGCCGGCTTCTCACTTAAAACCGCCGGTGATTTTGAATCGGCGATGAATAAAGTGTCGGCCATTAGTGGATCAACTGGTGAAACTTTAAAGGCGTTAGAAAATCAAGCCAAAGAACTTGGTCGCACCACGCAGTTTAGTGCGTCCGAGGCAGCCGATGCGATGGGTTTTTTATCCATGGCAGGTTTTGATGCACAAAAAACTATGGCAGCAATGCCCGGCATTTTGGATTTGGCAGCAGCATCCTCAACTGATCTTGCAACCACAGCAGATATTGCATCTAATATCTTATCTGGCCTTGGAGTGGAAGCATCCAAAACCGGACAACTTGCCGATGTAATGGCGAAAGCCACCGCCAGTGCCAACCTTAATGTGTTGGAACTCGGTGAGGCTATGAAGATGGCAGCGCCAATGGCTGATGCGGCTAACCTCTCACTTGAGGGTATGACTGCAATCATGGGTAAGATGGCCGATGCAGGTATTAAAGGCACGATGGCAGGTACTGCGGTCAAGGCCGGTATTACTAAGTTGTTAAACCCAACCAAACAAGTTAGCGCAGCACTTGAGAGTATGGGCGTTAGTATCAATAATTCAGATGGTTCGATGCGTAACTTTATTGACATCCTTACTGATCTTGAAAAAGCCGGTGCAGGTGCAAGTGAATTTACGCAAATATTTGGCGAGCGAGCTGGCCCGGCTTTATTAGCATCCACCAAACAAGGTGTTGGTGCAATTAAAGAACTTAAAGCCAAACTGCAAGATGCAGGCGGTACAGCCAAAACAATGGCCGACACCCAAATGAAAGGTTTGAATGGCTCGATCAAAAAACTTAAATCCGCCTTTGAGGGTTTGCAACTTGCGGTGGCCAATAGTGGCTTGCTTGAATGGGCAACCAAAATGACCGATAAACTCACTGCCTTTATGTCAAAGATCAGTGGTACTGGTGGCGCAATGAATGGACTCGGATCAGATATTGCTGCATTCGCAGCAGTGATCCAAGAAAAATTAGCAGTTGCTTGGAAAATTATTACCGATATTTTTGGCGGCTTTTCACAATATTTAGAGCCGATCAAACAAGCGTGGGGTGAATTAGGTACAGCCTGGGATGATTTAATGGCATCAATCTTTGGTGCTGAGAGTGCCGGACAAGCCGAAAATATGAAAGCCTTTTGGTCAGCGGTTGGTCAATTATTAGGGGTGACAATTAAAGTTGCTGTTGAGGCAGTTACCCTTGCATTCAAAGGACTAGGTTTGGCAATCGATGGCGTGAAAGCTATTTGGAATGGTTTGGCAGAGCTTGCTAATCGAGTGATGGTGGGGGTTAAAGATGCATTATTAAAACCAATTATCCAACTCATGAAAGGCATTAAAAAAGTTGCAGAAAAATTACCAGACTTTATCGGTGATCCGGCAGAAGAAGCCATTGATCGTATGCTTACTGCCTTTAAAAAAGGTGAGGATGAAGCAGTCGGCCATTCGATCATTCCCGATATGGTGGATAAAATTGGTTTAACTATGAACAAGCTACCAACTGTAATGGGTGATCCGGCACGCGATGCGGCCGATGCGGTGAATGATTCATTTAAAGGTATGGCATCAAGTGTCAGTAATTCAATTAAAGGCATGATCCAAGGCACAACTAGTTTAAAAGGTGCGCTAAAAAATATTGGTGGCGGCATTGCCGGAAAAATTAGCGACAAGTTAATTTGGAAGCCAATGGAGAGTGTGATTGATAATTGGATTGGTGGTTTAGATTTTGGCGGAAGTTTTGCTAAAGGTGGCAGACCACCAAAAGGCAGACCGTCATTAGTGGGTGAGCGTGGCGCAGAGTTATTTGTACCCGACAGCGCAGGCACCATCATTCCTAATGATCAATTAGGCACCGGTGGTCAAACCATTGTAGTTAATTACTCGCCACAAATCAATGCACTTGATCCAAGAACAGCGCAAATGGTAATTGCGGAAAATGCACCAACGATTGTGGGTGTGATTCGTCAAGCATTTAATCGTAACGGTAAATCGGTAGCATTATGAGTTTTCCCACATCTCCAACAGCCAGTTCAATTAAGATTACTGGCATTAGCCCTACGCTTACAAGCGTTACACATTCATTAAAAAGACAAGCACGTTCTCGTGGTGGTCAAAGGTGGTTGATTGAAGCTGGTTATCCAGCAATGACTCGTAGTGAATTTGCGCCACTTTGGGCGTTCGTTAATGCTCAACAAGGGCAATATAACACCTTTACTTATAAACCGCCTATATACAAAGATACAAGCGGTACAGCAACGGGTACATTACTAATTAACGGTGGCAATAGTGCTGGTGATTCATCTATTACTTGTGATGGCTTAACTGGCACTTTAAAGGCTGGTGATTTCATTAAGTTTGCTGGACACGATAAAGTTTATACATTGACTGCTGATGCTACTACTTCATTAGCAATTGAACCACCTTTAATGAGTGCGGTGGCTAATAATGAAGCTGTTACTTATAACGATGTGCCTTTTACTATGGCATTTCAAGATGATAAGCAAGAATTATCAATGGGTGTTGATCAATTGGTAGGATTTTCAATCAAACTGGTTGAGGTTGTTTAATGAATAGGGGTTCAAGTTCAGCATTTCAAGCTGAGGTTGTAAAGGGGCAGAATAGACCAGTACATTTAGCTGAGGTTTATTTTGATGATGAAACAGTTTATATGACTGATGCTTATAAGGATATTACTTATAATTCAAACACTTATATAGCTGTTGGTCATTTTATGGGCTTTAGTGATATTGAAGAATCTGCTGAAGTTATTGTTAGTAGCGTTACTTTATCATTAGGTGGTATTGATCAAGTATGGGTATCACGTGTATTAAACAAGGCTTATATTGACCGCACTGTTAAGATATACACAGCATTCTTAGATGATTCACAAGCGTTAGTTGTTGACCCAGTATTAATATTTGAGGGTCGTATGGATACACCAGCGATTCAAGAAGACCCAGATGCTGGTACATCTTCTGTATCTGTTAGTGCTACCAATGCTTGGGTTGATTTTAGCCGTACAACTGGCAGACATACAAACCACGAAGAACAACAGATTCATTTTAGTGGTGATAAAGGCTTTGAGTTTGCTTCAGAGGTTGTTAGTGATATTAAGTGGGGTAAAGCGTGAATCCATCAAGTGAGATAGCGTTACATCATTACGTTCAAGGGGAAATTGGTAAACCGTTTAAATTCGGTGTTAATGATTGTCCTTTGTTCGTTGCTGGTGCTATTGATGCGATGTTTAAAACTGATTTGCGTTCTGAATATACTGGCAAATGGAAAGGTCAAAAATCAGCGTGGAAGTACGCAAGAAAACACGGTGATATATCTGAACAATTAAAAAATCGTGGTTGTGTTAATGTAGAGTTAACGCATATCCAAACGGGGGACATAATTGTTATGGAACAAAGACTTGCTCACGAGAAATACTGGCGTTCAGTCGCTGTATGCTTAGGCTCAACAGTTGCGATTGTTCGTGATGATATTGGTGTTGATATTGTATCTATTAATCAAGTGCCAAATCTAACCGAGGTATTGAGATGGCAGTAACAGCAATAGCAGTTGGTTCTTCATTTGCTGGTACGGCTGTGGCTAATTGGGCTTTTGGTGCGGCTGCTTCGGCAACTTTTTCTTATATAGCAACTGCGGCAGTAGTTAGTATTGGCGTTTCAACTTTAGCTGGTAAAGCCTTTGGCGTTGGTCAAGGGCAAGATGCTTCTGATTTTGCTGGTGATATTGCTTCTGGTATGCTTGTTAATAAGCAATCAAACAATGCGCCTATTCCCGTTGTTTACGGTCAACGTAAGATTGGTGGAACTCGTGTATTTATTGAAGCTACTGGCAATAATAACGATTATTTACACGTTGTATTAGCTGTTTCAGAGGGTGAGATTAATTCATTTGAAAATATATATTTGAATGATGTTATTTCAACTGATGAAAGGTTTGATGATGTTTTAGACTTATACACACATCTTGGTGCTACTAATCAAACAGCTGACACTAATCTTGTTGCTGATGTTAATAACTGGACTACTGACCATAAATTACAAGGCACGGCATATATTTATGCTAAATTGAAATTTGACCAAGATGCTTATCCACAAGGATTACCGACAATTACAGCCGATATTAAAGGTGTTAAGGTTTATGACCCAAGAACATCAACTACGGCTTGGAGTGATAATCCAATCTTATGTATTCGTGATTATTTAACCAACACTAGATATGGTCGTGGAATTGAAACTTCATTAATAGACACAGCATCATTTAATGCCGCAGCTAATTATTGCGATGAAAACGTAACTATTGGTGGTGTATCTAAGGCTAGATATACTTGTAATGGTGTAGTTGATACTTCTACTGGTTCAATGGACGTTTTAAAGAAGCTATTAACAGCTTGTAGAGGTTTTCTTGTGTTTAGTGGTGGTAAGTATAAGATTATCATTGACAAGCCAGAAACGGCAGTATTTACGTTTGATGAAGATAATATTGCTGGCTCTTGGTCAATTAACCTTGGTGATAAAAACTCACAGTTTAATAGAATACGTGCGAACTTCTTTAATCCAGATAGAAATTGGCAACCAGATATAGCGGTTGTTGATTCAACGGTATTAAGAACACAAGATAACGGCTTATTGTTAGAAAGAACAATTGACTTGCCTTTCACGTCTGATATTGATCGTGCGAAGATGATTACTACAATCAACCTTAATCAATCAAGACAGCAAATATCTTGTGAATTTACTGCTACTATTGAGGGTTTAAAGGCTGAAGTTGGTGACGTTGTATTTATATCTCACGCAACTACTGGTTGGACTGCTAAACCATTTAGAATTATGCGCATTGCTTTACAAGGCAATGATGAAGTTAAAGTATCAGCTATCGAATATGATGCTAATGCTTATGACTTCGGCAATATCCAAGTATCAGATGGCGCACCAAATACAAACTTGCCAGATGCTACACAAGTTGGCGAACCTAATGGTTTATCAGCTACTGAAGAATTATATGTAACGAATACATCACAAGGCGCACAAGTTAGAGCAAATCTATCGTGGGGTCAGCCAACAGATGCTTTTGTTGTTGGATATGATGTTGAATATAAGAACGGCACTAATGGCTGGGAATTTGTAACATCTACTAAGCGATTAAACGCACAAGTAAATAACTTAAAAGCTGGTGATTACTACTTTAGAGTTAGAGCAGTTAATACAATGGGCGTTCGTTCCAATTGGACTGAAACAGCTAAAATCGTATTTGCTGGATTAACAACACCACCAGCGGCAATCACTAACTTTAGTGTTAGGGCGATTGATGGCTCGTGTCACTTACAATGGGATAGATCAACAGATATTGACGTTCTACACGGTGGTTATATTAGAATTAGACACACACCTATGACTTCTGGCGTTACTTGGGCGCACGGTACTGATATTGGTGAAGCATTAGCTGGTACTGCTACCAACGTAGTATTGCCGTTATTAGCTGGTACTTATATGGCTAAGGCTGTTGATAGTGCTGGTAACTTCTCAACTGATGATACGCAAGCGTTTACAACCGTTCCAAATATTCTCTCGTTTAATGTTGTTTCAACGTTGACTGAACATCCAGCGTTCACGGGTCAGAAAGAAGATACAACTAAAGTTGGCTCTGTATTAAGATTAGATGGCGCACCAAATCCAATATTATTAGAAGATGGCTTTAATCTATTAACTGAAGCTGGTGAGATTATTGAAACTGAAGTAGCACAATCGGCAGTAGTTGATTCATACGGTGAATATTACTTTAATAATGACTTAGACCTTGGGGCTGTATATACAAGCCGAGTTTCGGCAAATATGGTGGCTTCTGGATATGTTGTGGGCGACTTAGTAGACAATAGAGCAGATAATATTGATACTTGGGCAAACTTTGATGGTGAGCCGTCAGATGCGGTATCAGCACAGCTACAAATTAGAACAACTGAAGATAATCCAGCATCATCACCTACTTGGTCTGCTTGGTCACCGCTTATGATTGGTGATTATCACGCCAGAGCGTATGAATTTCGTGTAATGTTCAATTCAACAGATTCATCAAGGAATATTGACATCTCAACACTTGAAGTTACAATTGATATGCCAGACAGAAACGAGAGAGCGCAGAACATAACCGTTCCAGTAGGTGGCTCAACAATCACTTATACTAACGCATTTAAAGATATTCCTTGTGTTGGCATTACATCTCAAAATTCAGATGGCAATGATTGGTTCAGTTTGACAAATGAATCGTCAACAAGTTTTGATATTGAGTTTTTTAACGGTAATAATAGTATCGAGCGTTCAATGAACTGGATGGCTACTGGTTACGGCAAACAGGCAACATAGGATAAATTATGTCACAACAAGATTACACAATTGATAATGCGACTGGTGCTGCTGTAAGGGCAGACTTAAACGCAACATTACAAGCAATCGTTTCAGCAAATAGTGGTACAAGCGAACCATCTACAATGTTTGCTTATCAAATATGGGCAGATACTACTGCTAATAAATTGAAGATTAGAAACGGTGCTAATAATGCTTGGTATGAAATTGGTGCTTTAGATAGTGCTAATCTTGGTTTAATGTTGGCTTCATTCTTTCCAAATGTTAATTCAAACGTAACAGCGACAGATGAAGAATTAAACAAGTTAGATGGCTTAACTGCTACAACAGCTGAATTAAATCTATTGGCTGGAAAAACTCAATTGTCGCACGTTTCTGATGCTTATCCGATTGGCTCAATCTATATGAACGCTTCAAATAGTGCTAATCCAGCTTCATTGCTTGGATTTGGTACTTGGACTTCATTTGGTGCTGGTCGTGTATTAGTTGGCTTAGATTCGTCACAGTCAGAGTTTAACTCTATTGGTGAAACTGGTGGTGCTAAAACTGCGGCTCATACATTGACAACCGCTGAAATACCATCACATACGCACACAAGAGATTTTGACTGGCGTACACCAGACGGCATTGATAGCAATGGGCAAGGTTCAGAAATTGGCGGTATTAGCACACCAACCCACACTTTTGATACTGGTGCTACTGGTGGCGGTGGCTCTCACTCTCATTCAACATTACAACCATATATAACCGTGTATATGTGGAAAAGGACAGCATAATGGCATTTAAAGGGCTATTAATATCAAGGCTAGACAATGAGTTGTCTATTACTGGTAATGTTATTAATCAGAATATATTAAAAGCTAATGTTAATAATATTGCTTCTTTAAGTGGTGATGTTAGTTTAAAGCCAATGTTTACAGCGTTGTTAAATGTTGAAAATTCCATTTTAGGTTTACCAGCAATTAACGAATTAGACGTATTAGATGTTGCTGATTACTTTAGAACAGAAGATAATATTAATTTTTTAGTTACTGAAGATGGTAACTACTTGGAGATGTAGGAATGACAGAGATTTATATAAATAATGATAATTTATTAAGCATTGAGGCATTAAAAAACGCTTCTTCTGGGTCGTTTATGAATGATGCTACGGTGACAGCAACACTAAAAGATTCAAGCGGTAATACGGTAAGCGGTCAGACCTTTCCATTAACATTGAGTTATATGGCGGATACTAATGGCAATTATCAAGCAACACTTTCTGATTCATTAAATATGATTGAATCAACAATATATACAGCAGAAATTACAGCAACTTCATCTTCTGGTTTGGTTGCCAAATGGAATATGGAATTAACAGCTACTAAGAGGACAGCATAATGGCAGACAAGAAAATAAGTGAATTAACCGAATTAACCACACCAGATGGAACTGAAGAATTAGTTGTTAATGATTCTGGTGTTAGTAAGAAGATAACCCAAGCTAATTTATTAAGCCTTGCTGATTCAGTCAAGGCTAAGTTTGGTGCTAGTGATGACTTACAGATATATCACGATGGTAGTAATAGTTATATAAGTGACGGCGGAAATGGAACGCTATATATTCAAGGCACAAACTTAGTGCTTGAAGATGGTACTTCACACCTAAACTACATTGATTGTGAAGATGGCGGAACTGTCAGATTACGTTATGCAGGTTCTAAGAAACTAGCCACAACCTCTACTGGTATTGATGTTACTGGTAGGATAACTACTGATGGTATTACTGAGGATACTTCTGGCAAAGTTGGTATTGGTACTAGTTCAGCCTCCAGTAGACTAACAGTTAAATCTCCTGACAATACACTAGCTACTAACATTGCTCAGTTTGAAAGCCAAAACGGAAACGCAGGTTTAAAGTTTGGTTATCAGCGTATAGAGCAGATTGGGGCAACCGCTCCAATCACGTTTGAAACTGGTGGCTCAGAACGTATGCGCATCCTATCTACTGGCGGTATCACATTCAACGGTGACACAGCAGCAGCTAATGCCTTAGACGATTATGAGGAAGGTACTTGGACTCCTAACCTTTACGGCTCTACATCTGGCTCAGCTACCTTTAGTACGGTCGTTGCAAAGTACACCAAGATTGGGCGTCTAGTTACTTTAGGTTTTTATATTAGTAATTTGAATAAAAATACCCTTTCTGGTGGACTTCGTATATCTGGGCTTCCTTATAATGTAGGCAATAGCTACAATCAAAGCGTTGTGACAACTTATTGTAATTGGCTTAACCTTGATGAACAGACGGTTGCAATGTCGGGTTATGGAGAGGGTACAAAGTTTGTTATGACAAAAGGTGGCGGTCAAACCAATGTATATGATAGCAATATAAATAGCGGCGGCGGCCATACAATGATGTTTAGCGCAACATACGAAGTTTAATTACTCTGATTGGATTATCAGAACAGACAAATTATTAACAACATAGGAGAAGCATAATGGCTTTAACAAAAGAAACAGTAACAGATAAAATCGAAACACTAGAAAACGGTACAATTCAAGTACGCACAGCAACACGAGTATTAGAAGATGGTGCTGTATTATCATCATCATTTCATAGGCATTGCCTAACACCAGGTCAAGACTTAACAGACCAAGACCCAAAGGTAGTAGCTATTGCTAATGCTGTGTGGACTGATGAAGTAGTAACAGCGTACAACGATATGATTGCTGCTCAAGAAGCAGAGATGAATGTAGCTGAGTAATGGATACTTCAGATATAGTTTTAACCCTTGTTGGAATTGTATCTACAATCTCAATCGGTGTATTCAAATGGATAGTCAAAGAGTTAGGCAAACTTGACGATAAGATTGATGCGGCTGATCAAAAGATGGATAACTGCCAACTTGATTTAAATAAAGAGTTTGTGCGTAAGTCTGATTATCAGCACCAGATTGATAAGATTGAAGATAAACTTGATAAAATCATTGACGCTTTAGGTAAACCAAAATGAAAGCCTTAGCCGTCATATTAGCATTAACTTTGCTAAGTGGTTGCGAAAGTCTTAAACTACGGAATATGGGCAAATCTGGAGTCACTACGGGCATTGCCTATGTGGCTGGTGGTGTAGTTCCAGCAGTTGGCGTTCTTGCTACTGCTATGGCTTATGATGAAATCATTCCAGATCAACCAAGTGTTGAACAAATAGAAACAGAAGAACAAGCGGTTGCTTATGTTGCTGAATCCTTGTTTATGAATGCTCTATATGCGTTTATTGGTTATCTTTTAATTACGTTAATAGCCGTGCCATTTATCCGCAAGTGGGGCTATAATCAAGCCAAAGACAAATACAAGACGCAAGTGCGTGTATCTGAAGAATTAATAAGGAAAGTTAAAGATGACAAATAAAATAAGTCGTTGCGTTATAGTGTTTAGCATTGGTGTAACTTTATCGTTAGCATCAATTGCGTTCTTTAATCAGATGTTTCAAATGCCACAGCAAGCTATGATGATGGGGTCTATGATGATGAAAGGTGCTGGTAAGCCTTGTGATTGCACCTGCGCTACCCCTTAAATGGTACCAATTTGGTATCACCACCTTTAAAAACCCTTTATTTATAGGCAATCAACACCACTGGCAGTGTCGGGGTCAGCGGTTCGATCCCGCTTAGCTCCACCAGCGAAAGCAAGAAAAATGTTATGTCGCCTTCGTCTATCGGTTAGGACCCAAGGTTTTCATCCTTGTAAGAGGAGTTCGATTCTCCTAGGCGATGCCATACACCTTAAAGCCCCGTTGTTACGGGGTTTTTTTACGTCTGAGTATTTTATAAGTGTTAAATATAAGTGCAAATAAATGCAAAATATTATGATCTTTTTCGGTGGTTTTTCGTCTTTTTTATTTGTGATTTTCTTTGAAATTGCTAATTTTATTAACACCTTTGTTTTGCTTGATTTTGCAAATAATGCAATAAACTACAATAAAATATAATAGAATGGTTACAAAATGGGAACAGCGGGAACAAAATGGCAGCAATAATAAAGCGCGGAAATTCATGGTATTTAGATTGGCGCGACTCAAAAGGGCGGCACAAGAAGTCACTCGGCAAAATATCAGATGAATTGGCCAAAGTAATGTTAAAGCGTAAAGAGTATGAGTTATCAGTTGGCGTGGGTGGTGGCAATGTGGATCGGATCACCTTTGATAAATACACACGTGAATATTTGGCCTGGTATGAGCATCAATTCCCCTCAAGCTATTCCACCACTGAAGCCATCGTTATAAAATCCTTAGAGCCTTTTTTTGGCAGCATGTTGATTAATCAAATCAGCAGCAGGGATGTGGAGGTTTACACGCGTGAGAAAAATTCAGAGGGTTTAAAGCCTGGCACGGTTAATCGCAAATTGGCGGTGCTGAGTGCAATATTCACTAAAGCTAAAAAAGACGGCTATTTGGTGCCGGATTTTAAGATTGACAAAGTGCCGGACATGGAAAGTAAGCCACCTAAATATTACACGGCCGATGAATTACAATTGATTTATGATCATGATCCGACTCATGCGCATTGGTGGAAATTGTTGGTTAATACGGGCATGCGCCTGGGTGAGTTGCACCAACTTAAAACGGCGGACATTCGTAATGGATCGATCTATTTAACATCAAGCATTGATGCACGCACCAAGAGCAAAAAATGGCGGCTTATTCCACTCAGTAAAGGTGCTGAAAAAGCCTTGCAAGTCTTTGATTTAACTGAGGAATATGTATTGCCGCGCTTTCATAAAGACTCGATTAAAACAGCCTTTCAAAGAGCCTGCAAACGTGCAAATATTGCCAAAGGCAAACATGGGGTGCATTGCCTGCGACATACTTTTGCCAGTAACCTGGTGATGAATAAGGTGCCACTGCACACGGTGCAAAAACTACTAGGCCATGCCAATATTAAAACCACTGAGCAATATGCGCATCTATCGCCGGATTATTTAAAGGATAGTTTGGAGGGGGTGGATTTTTAAAAGAATTTAGGTTCGTCTGGATTTTTCCAATTCAAAACAACGCCGTGCAATTGGCAAGCGATATCTGCTGAGTGATTAAGTGCTTGATCAAAGGTCATGGCAAATTCTTCTTGATAGAGTGAATTATCCACCGGATCAAGATAGATCCAAAGCCACTGGCTTTCATCGACTAAAACCTCATCGGGAAAACTCACGCCATTCTCATCCATAAAACCGACATCGGATCATTGATCGGCTTTTTGGAATAAATGCGTTCAGCCGGGGTGAATTGGTTTATTTTGTTTTTGCCTTTGACTGTTTTAGTGCGTTTTGGTGATTGGATGTGTTTACCTTTTGGCGAATAAACAGCATCCGGATTGGAGTAATTGTATAAACGTAGGCGCGCACAATGGATGGTTATCCCTATTTTGTCGGCCAATTCTCGTGCAGTGATTACATCACCATTATCAAGACGGTATTTGGTAAAGTGCCTCATAGATCAAACGCCTCTAATCTAATTTTTGGGGCAGTAAAATACTGCTCGTTAAGATGGTATAAATCATTTCTGCGATAGATGATCCGCCCGCCTGGCACTTTGGCACTGGGTATGTCAAAGGCTTTGGCCATTTTGCGAAAACCGGTTGGGGTGCAACCCATATACATGGCGGCTTCGTTGACGTTTAAAAAGTCTTTTTCTAATATAATCGGGGTTTTTGAATCACTCATTATTATCACCTGCTGATATTACATATTCTTTAATTCGATATTGACAACCCTCAATCCACATTGGCTCGGGGCATGGTTTCCATGA